TGAGGCGGACGCGGGAGGGGGTGCTCATGGGGTGTAGCCTTTCGCGTTCACGATGATGTTGCCTTCTCCAACGGTGATGGGGTCGCCTGCGGTGTCGAGGTAGGTGAGGGACCAGTAGTAGGTGGCTGCTGCGAGGGGCATGACGACAGGGGTGACGGTGAAGACCCAGGTGGTGGTGTTGAGGGTGATCTGGCTGGGGCTGGCGGAGTATTTGCGGACGAAGAGTTTGTCCTGGGCGGCTTTGGTGGTGTGGATCTGGAAGATGATGTCGGTGCAGGCGGTGGGTGGGGTTTCGGCGTCAAGGGTGAGGTCGCCCGAGAAGCCCTGCCATTTGTCGCCACTGACGACCGGGGGGAGGTCGTATTGGGCGGGGAAGAGGTCTGGGGTGAGGGCGCAGGACATGGCGGTTTAGGCGGTGTGGTAGGCGACGACGCTGCCGGAGGCGAGGGTGATGGCGGTGAAGCGTCCACTGATGACGGCGCCGACGGGGAAGCTGGTGGAGCCGACGTTGGTGACGTTGCCGGTGAGGGTGGTGAAGACGGTGGCGGTGATGACGCGGATCTCGGTCCAGTTGCCGGTGACGGGGCTGGTGTTGTTGATGACCTGGCCTCCGTTGAGGTTGTTGTTGATGACGGTTTTGTGGGAGAGCATGGGAGTGAGTGGGTGGGGTTAGGCGGCTTGGGCGGGTTCGGCGATGAGGCCGGCCTGGGCGGCGAGGCGGGCTTCGCGTTCGCGTTTGCCTTCAAAGGCGGCGTGTTCGAGGGCAGGAGTCCATCCGTCGCGGATGTGGGGGCTTTTGGCTTTGAGGGCGCAGTGGGGATTCCGGGAGAGGAAGAACTTCATGTAGTCTTCGTCGTTGAGGTATTCGCCGCCGGTGCAGCCTTTCTGCGGTAGGCTGGCGCGGTAGAGTTGGAGGTAGGTGTTGGGGGCGAAGCGGGCGACGGGCTCGCCTTCGAGGACGTCGTTCCAGCGGTAGTCCTTCTTGGCGGCGTCGCGGGCCATGCACATTTCAAGGGCGTCGGCCTGGATGGCGTGGTGCTTCATGCGCTCTTCGTAGAAGGACCATTGAAGTCGTGCGCGCTTCAGGCCGACCTGGCGGGCCAAGTCTGCGAAGGAGTGTGCTGGGGCTTCGTCTGGGTTCCACATAAGAGCGATGAAGGAAAAGGTGAATCCGCCCGCCGGTGGCTAGGCTGTTCCTGGGGAGGAGGGGCAGACCGACGGATGAACAGTGAAGGGCATTCGTTGAGTCTTGAGCCCGCCTGCTCCGAAGAGCAGGCGGACGGATTCAAGGGGTTATGGGGTGATGTCGGCGATCTTGCCATGCACGCCCGGGTAGGTGCAGTGCAGGGCGGCGATGGCTTGGACGAAGCCGTCTTTGCCGCCGCCGTCCTCTGGCAGTTCGGGGCCGGATGGGACGAGGGAGGTCTTCATTTCGAAGAAGTCCATGTCCAGGAACAAGGCGTGGTCGAACTGGCCGAGGGTGAGGCCGGAGCCTGCGGTGGAGGCCGTCGCTGCGGCGGACAGCACAAAGGAGGTGCTGTTCGTGACGCTGGCGATGTAAGCCCCAGAAGGAACGCCGGTGCCGAACACGCGCATGAACGGACGGAGGCCCGCTGTGCTGGTGACGGTGACAGCGGTGCTGGTGTTCGTGGTGCCAGTGCCTGCCAAGCTGCCGGAGCTGCGGATGCCGTTCAGGTAGGTCGTGGGGACGATGTCCACGTAACCGAAACGGGTCTTGTAGCGGGTGATGCCGATCTCGTAGGTGCCGGTGGCGCCGTTGCTGTTGAAGCGGCGGACGGGGGTGACACTGCCGGAGGTGGAGGCCTCGGTGAAGTAGTCATCGAACCGGGTGGCCATGTCGAGCGTGCAGAAGCCAGTCAATTTGACTGGGCCTTTCTTGGCCAGGCGGCAGGCTTGGAGGAGGCTGCGGATGTTGGCTTCGGTGACGCTGGAGACTGCGGCGACGTCGAGGTTCTGTCCGGCCACTGGGCGGTAGGACGAGGCGACGGCGTAGCTGGAGTTTGGCTGGGCGGAGGCGTCGATGGCCATGGAGGCGCCGCGTGTGAGGAACTCCAGGGAGGTGCTGCCCATTTGGCAGTCCTGCTGGGAAAGGAACGTGAGTTCCATGTCTTCCTTCATGCGGGTCATGGCTTTCATGCGGCCATCCAAGAACAGGTCCGAGATGCCGGCTGGGTCCATGACGCTCTGGGCGACAATGGATTCCCCGTGGGTCTCGCGGAAATGTTGGATGGTGCCGCGAAGCCGTTCGCGGTTGACGTGCTGGTTGGTGATGTTGGTGCGATCGACCGTTTCGTGATCCTTGATCCCACCGAGACTGCCGGAGAGGCGGATGTCTGCGGGGGTCGAGAATTCGACGTTTTCGGGTGCGCTGCCTTTCTTCACCATGGAGGTGAAGGCCATTTCATCGGGGTTAAGAAGGACCAACTCGTCGGAGAGATCCTCATGCGTCACAGGTAGAGTTGAAACAAGGGTTTGAGCCATGATTTTGAATGAGTAAAGCGGATGGAACGGGCACTTCGGGTCAGGCATAGGCCTGGCTAAAGCCGCTGCTGCCATCCCTGGCAGGCGTTTGGTTTTGTTGTCGTTCCGTGCGTTCTGCTTTAAGCTCAGGAGCGGGCACGCTGGGCGTTCCGAATCTCCATCTTCGCTTTCATGAGCGCCTTCACGTCGTCCGCATTTCCGGTCTTCATCGCCTGCTGCTCGAGCTGGCTCAACCGGGCTGTGGACACGCCGTCTCCATTGGCAGGTGCGGTGCCCGGCATGGAGCCGCGCATTTCACGCTGGGGGGTGGAGGGGCTGGAAGTCGGTGCTTTCTTTGGGGTCGGTGCCGTGACCGCCGACGGGCTCGTCGCCCCGTCCGCTTTGCCTGTCTGAGAAATTTTGATGAGCCGATACTGGCCGCCGGTGACGAGGCGGCCGATGGCGGCTTCGACGCGGACTTGGGGCCACTCGGTGGCGAGCTTGCCGCCGGTGATGGCTTTGAGGTGGTCGGCGAAGCCGGGGGTGTCCTTCAAGCGGGCTTCGAGTTTGCTGGCGCGCTCGGTGACTTGGTTGAGGGTGCCGAGTTGTTTGCGGCGGAGGTCGGCATCTAGGATGGTGCCGGCTGCCCAGGAGGCGTAGGTGTGGTCGATCTCGTAGTCTTTGCCGTCGACGCGGGAGCGGTAGGTGGTGTCGATCTCGTCGCCGTTGGCGAGGTGCTTCAGGATGGTGAGGACGTTGCGGGCGTCGACCTCGAAGGCGTCGAGGACCTTCTCATTGGTGACGTGGGAGAGGGAGTTCGATTCGGCGAATTCGGCGGGGAGGCTGTTGCTGCGCTGGGCGTCTGCTTCCTCGAGGGCTTTGAGTTTGGCGGTGAGTTCGGCGGCTTGCTGCTCGGCGGCCTGGGCGCGCTTGCGGACTTTGGCGGCTTCCTTGTGCGCTTCGGTGACTTTCTTGCGGGCTTTCTCGTCGAGGTTCTTGAGGTCGTCCTCGGTGAGGGGGGCGGGGGCTTCGTCGGTGGGGTCTGCGCTGGGGGTGTCGGCTTCGGTGTCCTGGCTGAGGTCGAGGACGATTTCGTCTTCAGTGGAGGTTGCGGCGGCGCTGGGCTTTTGAACCCCTTCGCTCTCCAGCGCCGCCGGTTTGGACTCCTCAGTCGCGGTCTTGGCGCTGGTAAGCGCGGCAAGTTGGTCGGGGGTGAAATGTTTGGCCAGAGCGCGCTGTTTGGCCTCGGTCATGGGGGCCGCTTCGGGAGCGCCCATCGTAGCGATGGTGGCATCAGCGGCGGGGCCTTCGGAGGTGACTGCGTGCTCTGGCATGTGGTGGGTTTTGCCTCACTTTTAGGCAGATGCCAAAGGCAAAATGGGGGTTCATCCCGTCTCATCCCATCTCATCCCAATTCATCCCATCTCTGCGTTATGATTTACGCGATTTCTGAGGTAGCGGGGATCTGGGTGAGGGTGCTGAGGAAGTCGGTGAGGGCGTAGGCTTGGCCTTGGTCGTGCGGGGTGGCGTCGGGGGAGATGGCGCGGCGGGTGGTGAGGGCGGCGCGCATTTCGAGGAGCTCGATCATGGCTTTGACGGAGGGTTGATTCCAGTGCTCGCGGATGGACTGGCGGCGTTGGCGCATTTGGGCGGTGAGCTCGGCCTCGGTGAGGGTGCCGAGGGGGGGGCAGCCGTGGGCGGGGTAGAGGAGCGCGGGGGCGGGTGGTTGTTTGGGGATGTAGTGCATTACGTCTACATCGCATTGCTTTTGATCGGCAGGAGCTTTCTTGGGGGTGGGCATTTGGGACAGGATTTACAGGATTGCGGGATTAACGGGATTTTTGTGAGGGGGTCATTGGGTGGAGGGGAGGGATTTGAGGTAGGCGAGGAGTTCTTCGGCGGGGGTCTGGACTTTGAGGGGGTCGGCGGCGCCGAGGCGTCCGGTCTGGGCGTTCTCGCCGTATTGAGTGAGCTGGAAGACGTGGTGTTCGAGGCGGGCGATGAACACGTCTCGGATCTGCTGGTTGGTGGCGATGACTTGCTGGCGGAGGGGGGACTTCTGGTATTCTTCCACCATGACGCCGGAGCGGGCGGTGGCGTCTTGGCCTTCTGACAAGGGGGGGCTGCCTCCGGCGAAGATTTCGGTGATGGCGGCGCGTTCTTCGGTGACTTCCTGTTGGGAGACTTGTTCCATGGGTTGGACGGCGACGGCGGCGAGGGAGGGGTGCAGGATGTTGAAGCCGAATTCGATGATGGGGCCGGTGTTGATTTGGCTGCGGCGGTCGAGCGGCATCAATTGCTGGTTGATGAATTCGAGCATGCCTTTGGCCCATTCGAGGTCGAGGGAGCGGACGTCGAAGGCGACGTTGTAGTCGAAGCTGCCGCGCACTTCTTCGCGGTCGGCGATGACGGGTTCGCCGGTGCCCATGATGCGGGCGCCGGTCAACGGTGGCATGAACTGCTGGATGAGGCGGGCGGTGAGGCGGACGCCTCGGGTGATGGAGAGGAGGAACCAGTCGAGGTCGGCCTGGCCGCGTAGCATGGAGGTCTGACTGGGGACGTTGTCGCTGACGCGGCCGAAGAGGCGGTCGGTGGAGGCGCGGAGGGTTTTCTCGATTTCGATGGAGCGGCCATCGGGGCCGGGGAGTGGGAAGGCGCCGATGGTTCCGGCGCGCCATTGTTCGATGAACATGCCGGGGGAGATGCGGGTGCCTTTCAGTTCGGCGGGGCCGGTCCACGGGGGGACGGTGGTGAGGCTGGCCATGTCCGTTCTTGAATCCCACTGGGCTTTGATGGCGTCCTGCGGGGTTTTGGTGAGTTCGGCGATGGCGCGGGAGCCGAGGAGGAGTTTCTCGGTCATCTCGCTGGTGACGGCGAAGAAGGGATACATGCCGTCCCAGTGCTCGAGCAGTTCGCGTTTGGCGACTTTGTCGGGGACGTCGGGGTGGAGGACGGTTTCGTAGACGGCGGTGAGGCCGTCGGGGGTGGTGGCGCGGTCCCAGAGGCGGACGATTTGGTAAAGGTTCCTTTGGGTTTCGCCTTTGCCGTATTCGCCGCCGATGAGGGTGCCGCTGGTGCCGGCCCAGCGGACGCCCATTCCTGACAAGGCCCACTCGGGCATGTTGCTGGCGTAGGTGCTGAAGGATTGCGGGCGGCCTTTGTGCTTCTCAAGGACTTCGGTGAGCCAGGCTTTGTCCCAGCCGTGGATGGCGGCTTCTTCCCGGAGCTGCTGGGCGGAGAGCCACTGGACGCGGGCGATCCAGCGGGCGCTGTCGAGGCCGTCTTCCATGACGGTTTCGGGGGGGTAGAAGACGTCGACAAAAGGCATCAGCGTTTCCCAGTTCGGGCGGGAGGTGCGGACGTAGGAGGAGATGTATTCGGCGCCTTCGGCGGTGCCGGTGCGGAGTTGCTTGACGGCGCGGCGGGCTTCCTTCAAGCCGGTGGGGCCACGGGCGGCGAGGCCGGGGTCGAGGAGGAGAATCAAATTGGCGAGTTCGTCGGTGCGGGTGTCATCCATGAGCATGGTTTCGAGGATGACGGGGACGTCTTCGGCGATCATGGCCATGTCGGCTTCCGCGGCCATAGGGTCGGTGGGGTCTGTCTGGGGGGTGAGTTGCTGGGCGAGGGCGGCTTCGAGCATTTCACGGGTGACGATGCGGCGTTCGGCGCCGCGCTCTTCCTTCCAGTGAACATAAACGAGGCTGTGGCCAGTGCGGTCTGCCCAGTTGCCGGCACGGAGGCCCATGGTGGCGAAGTTGCTGCCCATGGCGGTGGTGAGGTAGTAGCGCAGGACTTGCTTCATGCGCTGGCTGCGGGGGGCGTCATCGGCGTTCTGCGGCATGACGGAGAGGGCGCCTTTGGCGAGGGCGGCGAGGAACATGGCCTGGCGATCCCGGAGGATCTCTTCGGTGAGGTGGACCTCGTGGTCGGCGGCGTTGTTCCAGGGCATGGCTGGCTGGCCGGGTTTGTCTGTTTTGCGTCCGGTGCCGTTCTTGCCTGCCCACCAGCATTGGCGGGTGCGTTCGTTGCGCTCCATGAGGGCGGTGAACCAAGTAGCGTCTCCGACGGCGGCTTGCAGTTCGCGCAGGGCGTCGTCCACGCGCCAGCCGTCGAGGGGCTTGGCGGGGTCGATCACGTCTGGCAGGGTGCCGGGGTCGGATGTGGATGTCATGAGCGGGCGTGGTGACACGCCGGTCTGCTTTCCTCCCCAGGAACGACGTGGGCAGATTGCGGGGCGTGGAGGTGGTTGTCAATCCAATTCTTTACTGACGACTTGAGCCAGAGCTGGCGCTGGTGGAGGTTGTGCGGGTGGGGGCGGATCTCGATGAGGACGAGGCGGGAGCGGTAGATGCCGATGCCGGCCTGGGCGAGGAGGTGGCGGGCTTCGGCGCGGGTGAGGAGTTTGTCACACATGGGCGGGGGTGCGGGTTGATTATTTGGCGACGGGGTAGAGGACTTGACCGGCGTGGCGGACGAACACTCGTTTGTCGATGAGGATGCGACCGCCGAGGTCGCGCCATGCTTTGCAGAAGGCGAAGTCTTCGGAGGTGCCGTCTGGGTTGGTGGGCCAGTAGTTGGGGAGGTCGCCGAATTCGGTGCCTTTGAGGGTGCCGACGTGGGGGCGCATTTTCTCGAAGACGCTGCGGTGGACGCGCATGAAACCGCGCGCGGTTTCTTTGACTTCCCAGAGGAGGCCGTCGGTTTGGCCGGGGTCTTCCTGGCCGGGGAGCGGGGTGAGCGGGGGGTCGAAGCGGATCTTGCGTTTGCCGTAGAGGCCGAAGACGAGGGGCTCTTTGTGCTCCATGAGGGCGGCGAGGTGGTCGGGGGTGAAGACGAGGTCTGTGTCGATGACAACCATTTCCTGGCAGCCGCTGTCGAGGAAGTGGCGGGTGGCGATGTTCATGGCGTAGCCGGGATAGGGGGTGGAGATGTGGCAGAAGACGCTTTCGCCCCGGATGGCGGCGAGCATGGAGAAGGCCCAGGAGGTGACGGAGAGGCCCATGCCGTTGTCGATGATGGGGTAGAAGGTGGGGGTGGGTGTCATGGTGTTTGTTTGGGGGGGTGGGGTTGGTTATTGATTTTGGTTGGCTCGTTCACGGAGTCTTTTAGCTGCCTGCTCTAGCCAAGATGCGGCGCGTTCAGCATTTGCGGCGGCATTGGGATAGCAACGCACGTTGAAACATTCCTGCTCTACCCAGTCCCCAATGATTCCCTGCATTTGCCATTGGATTTGCTCTTCACAGTAATCAAAGAAAACGGTGATCTTTAGGCCTTCGTCATCCATCCAAATCAAGGGGGCTTTGGATAGCTCTTCTCGTGTTTCGGCAATGTAGGTTTCGCGCGCTTCTTTGGAGAGCAATTCCACGGCATTTTCGCGGAATTCGTCAAATAGTTGGTCGAGTTTGGTCATAAAAAGGGGTCTGTGTTAAATGCGGAAGGTGCGGGGTTTGGGGCCGTGGTATTCGAAGATGTCGGGGGTGTCGGTGGGGGTGGCTTCGATGGTGGTGCCGGGTTTGAAGTGGCGGGTGGCGACGCGGGGGGTGATGAGGCGGACGGCGACGCGGGGGCCGATGCCTTCGATAGGGTCGATGAGGAGGCAGCGGAGGAGGCGGGGGTTGAGGCCTTGGTTGCGGGCGACTTTGAGGGGGATGGTGGCGGTGGTTTGGGTGGGGGTGTCTTCGGGGTCGCCTTCGAGGGCGCTGTCGGGGTGGAGCTGGACCTGGGCGAGGATGGCGGTGTAGCCTGCGGGGGTGATGGCGATGGCTTTGCTGGGCTGGCGCTGCCAGTGGGTGCCTTCGATGAGGGTGTTGTCTTTGCGCCAGTCGCGCAGGCGTCCGAGGGGGATGCCGTGGCGGGTGGCGATTTCGGTTTCGAGGGTGAGGTCGTTCATGGGTGTTTGTTTGGGGGTGAGTTAGTAGCCGCTCCAGGCGGGGGCGGCGGGGGTGGTGCGGTCGCGGTAGCGGGGGTTGGAGAGGAGGTGGTAGGCGATGGGGTCGCGGAAGTCTTTGCAGGCTTCGTCTTTGTAGGAGGTGGTGTCGCGGTAGGGGGGGAGGGTGTAGGTGCGGAGGGTGAAGAGGGTGTTCTGGCATTCGGTGTTGATGAGGAGGCCGGGGAGTCCGAGGAGGTCGGTGTTGAGGGCGGTGTTGATCATGGTGTCGCCTTCGTCCAGGGAGACGCCTGCGGCGGGGTCGAACGGGATGGCGTGCTCTTCGTCATACATGGCCTCGAGGACGGTGGTGTGCTGGCCTTTGGATTCGGTGGGGGCTCCGGCGAAGCGGGAGTCCATGAGGGAAATTTCGGGGAGGGCGAAGGTGCCGTCGAGGGTCCAGCCGTTTGTCCAGGTGAGGGGGCCGGTCTGGGTGCGGCCTTGGTAGGGGGTGCCGGTTTCGGCGAGTTTGTCGATGAGGCGTTTGCGGCCTTCCCAGATTTGTTTGATGTAGTGGGCGCGGGACCAGGCGAGGCGGGTCTTTTGGGCGGGGCCGGGGTCGCCGTTGAGTTTGTCGCCTTTGCTGGGGACGGCCCAGGGGCCGAGGTCGTAGCCGTCGACTCGCCAGCCGGGGGTGGGCCATTCCTGGGCGAGGTAGGAGCGGCCGGCTGGGTCCACTAGCCACCAGGTGATCACCCACGGTTTGGAGCCGCCGGGGTCGACGACTTCGTAGAGGGAGGCGATGCGGGGGAGGTGCTCCCAGGTGGTGAGGTGGCGGTCGCTGAAGCTGTGGTAGAGGCGTTCGTCGGCCTGGGCGGCGTCGCCGTAGAGTTTGATGCGGATGGTGCGTTCGTCCCAGTCGGCGGCTTTGCGGGAGAGTTCGGTGTAGCTGTCGACGATTTTGTTGGCGGAGGTGTGCAAAAAGCCGACGAGGCGGGTGGGGTCTGTGGGGTAGGCGATCTTGGGGACGCGGGGGTCGGTGACGCCGGGTTTGCCTTCGAGTTCGGGGGCGATGATGAGGTGCTTTTCGGGGCGGTGGGCGCCGTCGAAGTAGCGGCGGACGGTGGCGGTGTAGCCTTCTTCGGGGGTGTAGGAGATGAGGTGGACGCCGTGCATGAGGGCGCCGAGCTGGGCGGGGTGCGGGCGCGGGGTGGTGGGATCTCCGGCGGCGAGGCGGGCGAGCTGGCGTTCGAGGATGAGGATGCGCTGGCGGTGCGCGGCCTGGGTGGTGTCGACGGCGCGGGAGACTAGGCGGTCGTAGAGGGCTTCGACGTGGTTGACGGGGACGGCTTCGTCTGACCAGACGGTGGTGAGGGCGTAGCCTCGGTAGCTTTCGACTTCCTGGGAGAAGAAGCGGAATTCGAGTTCGCCGCCGCCTTTGAAGGGGGTGTTGTTTTCGTCGAGGACGGTGAGGTATCTCTCCAGTTTGTTGTCGGTGAATTTGCCGCCGGAGAATTTAAGCTTTTGGTTTCGTTGTTGGGCGATTTTGCCGCTTGATCCGCCCATGAATTCTTCGAGCATGAAGTGTTCGATGGGTTTTTGTTGGAGTTTCTGGGAGGTGTTGTCGGTGCGACTCAAGCAGAAGATGCCGGCCTTTCTGGTGTAGATGAGGTGGCTGACGATGAGCATGGCACAGACGAACGATTTGCCGGAGCGGATGCCGCCGGAGATGTAGAGTTCGAGGACGGCGCCGGGGTAGGCGATGCGCTTGAGGCTGAGTTCGTGGAGGAAGAGCCACCAGTCCTGCGGGACCCAGGCGCATTCCAGGGGGTAGTCGATCATGTTTTGGATGACTTCCTCGCGGGCGTTGTAGAGGGTGAGGGCGGTTTCTTGGGTGTGGGTGAGGAGGGTGGCGAGGGGGATGGGGTCGACGACGGGGCTGGGGGTCTGCCGCTGGTGGAGGGCGGTGGCGAGCTGGGGGTCGAGGAGGGGCATGGGGGAGATCAGGGTTTGCGCTTGAGGACGAGGCGGTGGGGGGCGAGGAGGCGGTTGATGGCGCGGGTGCTGTGGTAGTCCCGGATGATGAGTTCGTGGGCGACCTGGTCGGCGTCGATGATGATGAGGCGGCGGACGATCTGGCCGGGGGCGCGGAGGGGGTCGGCGATGGCGAGCGCGGCGAGGGCGGCGCGGCGTTCGCGGTCGAGCTTCCAGCGTTGGTTGGCCATGAGGCGTCCGCGCTGGGAGGCGCGCTGGATGGCTTTGCGGGTGTGGGATTGGCGGGAGGTGTGCATGTGTCGCTAGTGTGTTATTTGCTTGTTCCCCTGCTCATTCTGCGGCTCGGTAGATGGGGCGGGTTGAATGAATAAAATCAACTCCACGATATTTCCGCGCCCTGCTATGGATTGTGCGGTGGCTGCGATCCGCGCTATTTTTGCCATGTTGATTTTGCCCTTCATGGATGCCGCTCCAGATGAGTGTATGATCGGAACTATTACATCCGGTCCATCGTCAACTCTAATTTGCCAATGTGCTGTAATTTTCATTTTTGAATTGTTCCCATTCACGGGCGAATTGTTCGACCTGGTTAATGTCTGCGGCTCCAGCCTTGTATGCCCAGCCGTTATTTTCTGCCACCACCGCACGGTAAAGGTCGGGGCCGATTGCTGGCGCTGACTTGGCGAAGCAGGCTTTTTTCAGGTGCTTCATTTCAGCGGCAGTCCACGCTTCCCATTTGCTGCCGCTGCGATCTTCCAAGTCGATCACAGCGCATTCGATTGGGTGGATGTCGTATTGCTCAGATGTTGTCATGTGCTTACTATGTCGGCATTGCCGATTCTTTGCAAGGTCTATTTTCGGCATTGCCGATTTATTTTTATGGGCTACTCTTGCGCCGTGACTTTCTCTAAACAGCTTACCGACTACACCGCCACCCAGATCATAGCAGCCTTGAACTGTCCTCGCGGCACGGCTTACGATTGGAAGGATGGCAGGCGCGAACCTCCAGCGTGGCAACAACCGCATTGGCTGGCGCTTCTTCAACGTGCCAGACCAACGAAGGGGAACAAGACGGTGATCCCAACAAATGCCAGCCGTGGCAGCATTGGGGCGAAGCGGAAGCGTTGAGGCGGCTGTCATTTGTGGGATACCTCTGCGTTCGCCTGACGGAATCCGCCCCATTGGTGGGCCATCGCAGCGGCGATTCCTGCGAAGGTTTTCGAGCGTTCCTTCCATCGGTCTGCACTCGGCGGCATCTTGAAGATTCTCTGTTCGCGGCCTTCCACGATGTTCGTTGGCTGGAGCTTTGGCAGTCCCTTGAGCCAGAGGCACGTTGCCTTTGTCTCGCCGTGGCCGAACTGCCACGGTTGGATCACCTGGTCGGGTTTCCGCCACATGCTCGACATGATGCAGACCGGGTTTTCGATGGCGATTTTCGGGATCGGTGAGCGGGCCAGCATCATGAAGAAGCTCACGGCGCTTTGTTGTCTCCCATCCATTCGCTTCGCCTCGAAGTGCTTCGCGACGCTCACGCTCAAGTGAGTGCATGGCGGGTGCGCGATCATGATGTCCCACGGATAGTCCAGCAGGTCGCGCACGTCGCCGCAGTAGTGCGGCCCATCGGCATCGGTGGGCAGCAGGTCGCAGGACATGGCATCGTGCCCCAAGGCCCGGAAGGCATCCCTCACGGCTCCGCTGTATTCGCACGCCACCAGCACCCGCAAAGGCGAACAAGACGGTGCATGGAACACGGCGGGCGCGTCCAGTGCGAGTTCCAGCGTTGAGGGTGCCGTGTCCATGAGCTATGCGTTATGCTCGAAACACGGCCCGCAACGCAGCGTAGTAGCCACACTTGCCAATGTGGGTAGCATAAGACCAGCGGGGCAGCTTGTGGCCGTGATTGCGGGCAATGCGTAGTGCATCAGCTTTCCCTCTAGCTAAGACGTTAAGCAGGAAACTGCCGCGTGCTTTTGCGGATCGCTGCACATAGACAGCGAAGTAGTCCGGTTCGATTTCGCAGTGATTACACTGGTGCTTCCCAGGCCGGACAAGTTGGAGTTCATGCCCGCAAAGCAGACACGTTTCCCGAGGCGCATAACCAGCCGAAGATGGCGACCCCTTATAAAGTGTTGCAGTATTTTTCATGTTATTCAGTGGTTTGAGTGTTTGCGGCGGATTCCCCCAGGGTCGCCATTTCTTTGTCGTTCAATAAGCCCATTTGGCGTGGCCGAGGATTTCTTCGGAGTCGGTCCACCATTCGTCCCACTGGGCGTTGGTGGCGACTTGCCAGTCGGGGATGGTGGTGGCGGCTTCGGGGGGGGTGAGGGAGACGGGGAGCCACTTCAACCGGTTGTTGGGGTAGATGGCGAGCTGGCCGTTTGAGAGTTTGATGACGTTGGCTTCTTTGTGCTCCTCCAGCAGTTCGGTGTCGCCGATGTCGAGGTGGCCGCTGGGCTGGCCTTCGGGGAGGTAGTCGAGGGTGAACCAGTAGTGGCCGGTCATGGGGGGGTGGCCTTTGCCCATGTTGACGAGGACGGGGACGTCACTGAGCTGTTCCTTCCGCCAGAGTTCGATGGAGCCGGAGAGGCATTCCCACATTTGCACTTTGTGCAGGGGGAGGGGTGTGTGGTCGTCTTCCGGTTCATACCAGTAGAGGCACTGGGGGGGGACTTTGTCAAAGCAGGCGGCGAAGCGTTCGACCCAGACTTGGAAGCAGAGGGGGCGGTTGCGCATGGCGCGGACGGAGACGAGCCAGGCGACTTCGAAGCGGTCGGCGGGGCCGCCAAAGGCGTCTGCGCGGACGTGGATTTGGGTTTTGGGGAGGTTGATGTTTCTCATGGTGCGGGGGCGGTGGGGTCGAGGTCGATGATGGGGGTGATGTCGCGGGGGGGCGGGGGTTGGCGGAGGGCTTCGAGGTCGGCGAGGGTGAGTTTGGTGGTGAGTTTGATTTCGGTGGGGAGGCCGCCGAGGTTGCGTTCGACCTGGTTGGCCTGGGTGAGGGTCATGGCGATGGGGCCGAGGTCGCGGACTTTGGCGTGGGGGAGGAGGTTGGCGGCGGCTTCGAGGGCTTCGTCCCGGACGATGGCGGCTTTGAGGCGGGCGATGGCGGTGAGGTCGATTTGGGCTTCGATGATCCAGCCGCGGATGATTTTGCGAAGGCCGTCCTGACTGCCGGGGTCGGTCTTGCCGAGTTCGGGGCCGATGAGGCGGGCGACTTCGGTGATGCTTTCGCCGTGGCGGATGAGGTCGAGGGCTTGGGCGTGGGCTTCGGGGTGGTGTTTGGCGAGGGTGGTGCCGGTGTGCTGGCGCCAGGCTTCGGTGGGGCGCGGGGGGAGCGGTGCGCCGTCGGGGAGGGTGAGGGGGAGTGGGGGGGTGTCAGGTGTCATCGTCGTCGAAGGGGGATTCGAGTTGGGCGCCGCGCATGGAGCGGGGGGCTTTGTCGTTGGTGGCTTTCTTTTTGGGGACGCTGTAGCTGCCCATTTGGTGGTCGAGGGGGTTGTTGCTGGTGAGGGTGGGCATGCGACTGGAGAATCGGGTGAGGGTTTTCTGGTAGCGGACTTGGAGTTCGGGGGTGGGGCCGCGGCGGTTTTTGCGGACGTAGAACATGGCTTTTTCTTCGTAGTCTTCGCGGGCCCAGCCGCCTTCGTCGTCGCGGTATTTCTCGCCGCTGCTCCAGCACTGGGGGGAGCGATCCCGCCGGGGGGCGATCTGGTTGTGCCAGGCGTTTTGGGCGTCTTCGCTGAGGCGGTGCCATTTGACGTATTCGTCATCCCGATGGATGAAGACGACGTGGTCGGCGTATTGCTCGATGGCGGCGGAGCCAGAGAGGTCGGCGAGGACGGGGGGTTTGCCTGCGTTGCGGTCGCTCTCCCGTGACATTTGGACGAGGAGGAAGACGACGACTTTGTGTTCCTTTTTGAGGAACTGGAGGGTTTCCATGACTTCGACGAGTTTCATGCGCTCGTCTTTCTGGGCCTGGGCGGAGACGGGTTTGATGAGGTGGAGGTGGTCGACCATGATCCAGCGGATGCCGTGCTGGCGTTTGGCCATTTGGACTTGGGCGCGGAGGTCGGCGGTGGTGATCTGGCTGGAGGCGTTGATGAGGAGGGGGGCTTTTTGGACGAGGGGGACGTGGCGGCGCATGGCTTCTTGGTCGTGGTGGCTGAACATGCCGGTGGTGGCTTTGGCGGTGTCGATGCCTGCGCCGCCGAGGACGAGGCGGGTGTAGACTTGGTTGGCGGACATTTCGGCGGAGAACATGAGGCCTGGGACGTGGTCTTCGATGCAGATGTTGTGGATGAGGGTGACGCCGAGGGCGGTCTTGCCCATGGCGGGGCGGCCTGCGAGGACGAGGATTTCGCCTTCGCTGTCGTCAAGGCCGTGCATGGTCATGTCGAGCTCATGGATGCCGGTGCGGAGGCCCATGATTTTGCCTCGGTTGTCGATGACGCGCTGCATGTGCTCCACCCAGTCGATGACGCCGGTGTGGGAGGGGATGGCGGCGGTGCCGCCGGTGGCCTGGACGGTCTGCTGGAGGAGGGCGAAGACTTCGCTTTCGGCGGCGGCGACGAGGTCGGCGGCGTTTGCTTCGACGGTGTCCTGGCCGTAGCGCATGGCTTTTGAGATGATGCTTTTGGAAGCTTCGATGAGGCGGCGGAGGGTGACGCGCTCGAGGATGATGGTGAGGTAGTGGTCGAAGTGGTCGGTGACGGGGAGGTAGATGTAGATGTCGCTGAGTTCGCCGGGGCCGCCGATGTTTTCGAGGGTGTTGTTGCCGGCTTCGCGGATGGCGTTGGTGAGGGTGGCGAGGTCAATGGGTTTGTTGGCGTCAAGGAGGCGGAGGAGCCAGTCCCAGATGGTGGCGTGGGCGGGGTGGTGGAAGGCGTCTGGGGCGAGGCGGGTGCGGGCGCGGGGGATGAGCTCCTGGGGGTTCTGCATGCAGCAGGAGAGGAGGCCGCGCTCGGCTTCGTGGGAGTGGGGGACGGTGTCGGGGGGGAGGTCGGTCATAAAATCAGCGGAGTTGTTGGAGCATGGTGAGGAGGTCGGCTTTGGTGAGGGCGCAGGGGCGGTTGACGAGGACTTCGTGGCCTTTGACGGTCCAGGCGGCGACGTCCCGGACGATGGGGGCGGGGGTGGTGGTGGCTTGGTCTTCAAGCCAGGCGCGCTGGGCGGCGAGGCTGCGGATGGCGTTGCGTTCGAAGACTTGGCGGCACTGCTTTTTGGTGAGGTGGCGGGCGGCGACACTGAGGGTGTCTGTCTTGCCGTTGTGGATGACGAGGAGTTCGACGCCGATCTGTGTGGCCTGGACCTGCAAGGACATGGGGAGCCGCTCGAGGTAGGGGGCGGCGGGGTATTGAGCGGCGAGTAGGGCGGGGAGAACCTGGCCGCGTCCGATGCGCTCAAACTGGGCGAGGACTTCGGGGGTGATGAAGTCGGATTCGGACTGGGTGGCAATTTCTTCGAGGGTCATGTGGTCCTGGTCGAGGAGGGTGACGAGGATCTTGCCGGCTTCGGCCCAGGCGTCGATGCCGCGTTGGATGGCGGCGGCGAGGGCGAGGGGTTTGGTGTTGGCGAGGGTGGTTTCGATGCGGGTAGTGAGGGTGCTCATGATGTTTGTTTGTTAGTTTGCGAGGGCTTTGCGGGGTTTGGGTTGGAAGCCGGTTCCGGCTGCCAAAAGGGTGAGGAGAGCGCGGACGTTTGTCGGGGTGATGCGGCCTCGGCGGGCGGCGCGGGTGATTGATTTTTCCAATGCTTGAAAGTTGACTGCACTGGGTCTAGCGGTGCCAAGACTCGCTATGATTTTATCAATTGCGGCAAGAGTATCGGCGCGGTCGATGTCCTTTCCATCACCGCACTCACGATGGTATGCCCAAAGGTCTGTAAGTCGCGTCGGCTGGCACTCGTCTTTGTAATCCATGACCAGTTTGACCTGACTGAGGGCCATGTGCTTCCAACATTGTTCAGCAGCGGCGAGCAATTCCTCCCAGTCGGGTGGATTGACTATTTGCCCAGTAAAGCCAAAATATTGATACCCATGGTCAACTTTTTGCTGAAGATGCCAGTCAGTCGCGGCATGCCAGGCATCACAAAGTTCCCAATCTTCTGAGACATCTCGCCCCATCCAATCGCCTTCAACCTTACCTGACACGAAGCCCATGAGCACGGGCTTAAAACGAACAGGAATGCTTGTCTGAGGAGGAGGCGTTTCGTCTACCCAATCCCCTTCCTCGATTGAATGCACCTGCCCGCATTTCCAATGCGAACTAATGTGCCATTCGACACCTCGAATAAGGCCGTCACTAATGACCATGCGGCTTTCCTCTCTTGCTTCTACATCTTCAAACCTTGAGGAAATGCGGCTAGGTGGACAAATCTTGCTTTGCACAAATCTAGACGGCCTCCACGGGGTTAGGCGAAAGCTCAAATTTCCATGATCGTATTCGTTGGTTTTCGAGCGGGTGATGAGCATGGTCCTTTCGATCTGATTCACCCATAGGGCTTGAGCGTGGCACATGGTGCGCGACGGGATCATCACGGCGAGGCAGAAGATGGGGGGCAGATTCGTGTTCATGCGTTTTGCAGGAGGCGGGCTTTGATTTTTTCGCGGTCGCCGGGTTCGGTGGCTTGCCAGTTGGGGTAGGCGCTGCGCCATTCGGGGCATTGGTAGAGTTCGTCCATGATGTCGCGCCAGCCTGCGGGGCCGTCGTAGGTGCTGGGGAGGTAGGTGGGG